ATGAAAAAAATAAGACTGCACCCCGACTTGAAGAAACAAATTGCTAAAGAATTTAAGGTTACCTACCAAACGGTAACCATGAGTTTGAAATTTGTGTTCGAATCACCCAAAGCCGAAGCCATACGCCAGCGTGCGTACGAATTACTAAATGACGAAATAGAACAAAATAAAAACTAAATATGTATGAACCAACTAATTACAATTACCGAAAACAACGGCAACAAAGCCGTATCAGCAAGAGAATTACATGCTTTTTTAGAAGTTAAAACAGATTTTAAAGATTGGATGCCTAGAATGATTGAATATGGATTTGAAGAAGGATTAGACTTTAGCTCTTTTTTGAGCGAAAGTACAGGCGGCAGACCTTCAAAGGAATACGCTCTCACCCTCGACACAGCCAAAGAAATCTCGATGCTTCAAAGAACCGACAAAGGCAAGCAAGCCCGCCGTTACTTCATAGCCATCGAGAAGCAACAAATCGCACCACAACCTGCACTACTCGACAAAAACATGCAACACCACACCTTGCTAGCATTGCTAAAACAAAACCTAAACCGTGGAGATATAAAAGCTATTGCACACGAAAACGGATTTAGCTATGATGCTGTGCGAAATATTTTTTATGCCAGCTCTAAACGCCCCGAAGTAATTAGAGCCATTTTCGATAAGGCACTGGCAAACAAAAAAACAATTGGAGCAAATACCCAAGACATGATAAACCAACTTACACTAGGATTATGAAAACAACAACAACCAAGTACCATCTTAATAGAGACAGTACCCACGTAGTAATCGAAAAGCTAATTTATTTTTTTGGCTTTGTAATAGAGAGACGTTTAACAACTTTAATTTTTTAGAATATGCCAACATTAAGCACATGCCTTTTTTTAAGCCAATCGTTTAAGATTGATAGAGCATACCTAAAAAAACAATTTGGAATATTAGTTATTCTTTTTGATTACCCCAAGCTTGGCAAGATGTATCAGTCCGTTTATAATTTCTTTAGCAGGTGTGTCTGTTTTTTTAGAAAACCTTTCAGTTAGCATTTCGGTCAGATCACCTAGCGGTTCGAGTTGTTCTGGTGTAAGTTGTTGCTCTATTTCATTTACATAATGGGGTATTGCCATATTAACAAGGGGTGTACCAATAAACATTCCAAAGTTCATTTTTCATATTACTATAATTTATAAGTGAGACGGTAAATATAGTAATTATCTCCGATACAGCGTTAGTCGCCTACAAGCGCAAGGTTCGAGTCCTTGGTCGGAACAAATTTTAAAACCAATAATTATGATAAAATCTGAGCTTAAATTTTACCTGAACCCTGAATTTGAAAAATCAGGAATCGAAAAAGAAGAAAAAACAATAAAATTATTTGGGATAGTAATTTTTAGAAAAACAGTTTACTATCCCAAACTAAAAGAAGATGATCTTTTTAGCACAATAGGTGTTAATTTTTAATTTTAGAAGCCTCTTTTTTCAATTCTGCTAGCCATTGCTTATCGGTATTCAGACCACCGTTAGATGAGTTATTAGTCAAATTGTAAATCATTTTGCGAAGCACAACTAGCATTGCTTCTAGTTCTTGAATTTTTTCATCATCCATATTACTATTATTTAATTGTTAGAACTGTAAATATAGTAATTATCTCCGATACAGCGTTAGTCGCCTACAAGCGCAAGGTTCAAGTCCTTGGTCGGAACAAATTTTAAATTTCAAACTATGAAAACAATTTTAAACATTACAAATTTGGTAGGCACTATGATTATAATACCTACCGATAAAGAAGATTTTAGATCAGTAAGCGACAATGTTATTAAGGCATTACTATCGGCCCTAAATCAAGTTCCGGAAAGTCAAGAATGTAATTCAAATAAATTGAAGCCGCCTGTTTCCAACCCTGAAAATTCAAAGTAGGATTTTCTGCAATTGATTTTTCACAAGCAAAAAGAAATTTCTCGTTTTGAATATCCGAAAGCAAAACGCCTCTTTCTGACAAAACTTGGGCGTGAATTTTTAGCACATCACTCATATTCACTATTATTTTTAAAGTTAAGATGTTTCAAATATAGTGAAAATCCCGCCACGGCACTTACGACAATAAGTACTTGGTTTCGACACCAAGGCGGGAACAAAAAAATAATTTGTAATTCATAATTCACAATTGAATATGTACCAATACCAAAACAACATACTTTCTATCCCTGCTAAATTGCTCTATTGCGATTGGAGTTTAATCACATACACTAACTATAAATTAATGTGCCACCGAAAAAAACTCATCCGCACCAAAGAAGGACGTGGTAAAGACAACGAAGCTTGGGTAAGTTATCATGATTTGCCACGAGATATAAAAGCCGTGGCAAAAGAAAAACTAGGAGAACCAAAAGATACCATAGTTGTCAATAAGTTATTAAACTATATGGTGCCCGATGCTACTGCAATCAATTTTTTTGCCAGTCACCGCAAACCAGACGGCACTTCTTTAAGTGACGAAAAACAAAGAGAAAAAGCGACCAACTGCATTATTTTAAACGCCATTCAAACAGTGCTTAAATCTAAGGCAGGCGTATTTGGTAAGCAAAAAACTAAAATATGGGAAAATATATCCATATCTGTCAATAACCTTCCAGTATATAATAAAGAAGATCCGCAAAATGGAGGTTGGCTCTTTTCGCTTCCGGGACATGAAGTAAGACTAAAGCAAAAATACAACGAATACCTAAAAGATGGTTACAAAACCTTTATCCACAAAGGCGAAGGAACAGAAAATAGTACCAAACTAAAAGGAGAAGTAGCCGATTTTATTTTAGCCAAATACCAACTCCCAAACAAACCAACCGTAACTGATGTACTACGTGATTACGAAACCGCAAGGGGCGACAATCCTACTTGGCCATCATTATCAGAGCAAGGAGTCGGACGTTGGCTCAACGAACCAGCACAGGAGCGCATTTGGATACTCGCACGAGATGGTAAAGATGCTTGGCGCAGAAAGTTTGGTAATGCTATCGAACGAAGCAAAGACAACTGGTTTCCTAACGTGTATTGGGCTATCGATGGTTCGAAACTGGATTTGGTTTATTATGAAGACACTGCAGGTAACAAGATGGAAGCCAAACAAAAAATAAATGTCCTTTTCGATATTTATTCCGAAAAAATAATAGGCTATTCATTATCCGAAACTGAAAACCACTTCGACCACATTGCAGCAGTTAATATGGGAATGCAAGAAGCACAAGTTAGACCGTATTTAATGACTTACGACAACCAGTCGGGGCACAAGATGAAACGTATGCAAGAACTTTATGGTAATGTAATTGCTAAAACTGGAGGAACACATTACGCCCACAAAGTAGGGCAAAAATCAAGTCCTGTAGAACAATTCTTTTTCAGATTGCAAACCGAAGTAATAAGCAAATTTTGGTTTTCGGACAAACAAAGTGTAAAAGCACGATTGAGCCGTAACCAGATGAATGCCGAATTTATTAAAGAAAACAAACACAATTTACCTACCAAAGCTGAAATTCCTAAGATATGGGAATATATCGTAAAAACTTGGAACAATGCAGAACACCCACGCTTTAAAGGGCAAACGAGATGCCAAGTATATAACCACGAAATGCCAATGCAGGAAGAATTATCACTACTAGATATTGTAAGCACGGTTTGGGTTGCCGAAAGTACGGAACGCACCTACTATCGTGACGGCATCAAACTAAAAATAGGCAAAGACGAATACAAATTTGAGGTGTATGAAGACAATACCGACATCGATTTAGAATTTAGAAGACTCAATGTAGGGAATAAATTTATAATTCGTTACAGTCCAGAATACTTAAACGATTATGTACAACTCTACAAGCTAGACGATAACAAGCAACTGCAACTCGTAGCCTACGCCCAACCCAAAAGAGCCCACGAAAACATACCAGTGCTTATGAAAGAGGGCGACAATGCACAAAGAATAAAAGATTTTGACACCCAAGAAATAGAATACCAAAGGGACAAAAAAGCATCAGAATCAGTAGCGAAACGCACAGGAATAACACGAGAAGCATTAATACAAGATCAAGCACTAATGGTAAAAATGGGTGGTCACGCCACCAAGAAAGAACGCAACGAAGTAGAAAGCGCCTACGCCGATTTATTAAACTAAAAAAATAAAACCAATGACAACCGAACAAAAACAACAAATAACAGACGAAGTAGTAAGACTAGCAAAGCTTTACGGAAAAATTGTAAAAGGAGTAGAACAAACATCGGCTAATAAAGTAGCTGTAAAAGTAGGATTGTCATCGGCAACGATAAGCCACGTTATTCAAGGCAAATGGGAAAGTATAGCCGATGAAGCTTGGCGTAAAATAAAAGTAAAGCTAAAAATAGATTTTGATTGGGAAACTGCCGATACCATCAATTTAAAATACATTAAAACCAAATTAGATGTGGCCAAAAATGAAAGCATAAGTATTGGTTTTGCTCACGATGCAGGTAGCGGCAAAAGCCATACTTTCAAACTGTACGAAAAGAATAACAAAAATGTATTTTACATAGAATGCAAAACCTATTGGACAAAAAAGAGCTATGCCAAAGCCTTGGTTTTAGCTTGCAATCTGGAAGACTGCGAAAACACCATTCAAAACATCGAAAAGTTTTCAGATCATATATCGGGACTAGACAAACCACTGGTAATTATCGACCAAATGGACAAACTAAAAGGCGGTTCGATGGATTTGTTTATCGATTTCTACAATGATTTTCAAGGGCATTGCGGTTTCATTTTATCTGGAGTTCCTGCACTAGATAAGATTATAAAAAGAGGTGTTAAACATGAAAAATCGGGTTTCCGTGAAATTTGGAGCCGTGTAGGACGAAAGTTTTTGCCTTTAAAACCTCTAAAGCTTCAAGATGTAAAAGCCATTTGCAATGCTAACGGATTTTATGATGACGAAGACATTCAGGTTATTTTCAATAGTTGTGAGGGCGATTTACGAAACGTAAAAAAAGATGTCCAATTATACCTTTTAATCGAAAAAGAAAAAGTGGCATAAAATGGCAGAACAAAAATTAGACAGAGCCTACACTTATGCCGATATAGAAAAACGAAAGTTCCAACTTTTAGACTTTGATGGAAAATGGTTAGACCACATAGGTAAACCAGAACGGTCAGAAAGTTGGATAATATACGGATTGTCAGGACAAGGAAAAACCTCATACGCTATGCAACTAGCAAAGTACTTAACCCAATTCGAACGAGTGCATTATAACACACTCGAAGAAGGTACAAAACAAAGTTTCAAGTTAGCAATGGAACGGGTGAATATGAAGTCAGTTGGTAATAAGTTCACTTACAGAAAAGAGAACTATGAAAAGCTCGTGGAGCGGTTAAGCAAAAAGCGAATGCCAAAAATAATAATAATTGACAGTTTGCAATATTTTTTTAATGACCGAAAGAAAACGGCAACACAAGACTATTTCAGTTTGATAGAAAAGTTTCCGACCACCTTATTCATATTCGTGAGCCACGCTACAGGTAAAGTGCCACGAGACGATTTAGGAGTTAGTGTCAAGTACCATTCAGATGTGAAAATTCATGTGCATGGCTTTGTAGCCCATTCGAGTGGCGAATATGCAGGAACGAGATACGGTGGCGGTGAAGCATTAATTATTTCGGAAGAAAAATATAGAGAAAACCAAGTAGTATTATACCAACAAGGATAATTAAAAAGTAAAACCATGAGCAAGATTTTAAAATTTTTAAAGAAAACGCCCGAAGATTACGAAACAGCCTTTTTTAAAACCTACTTACACTGGTGTATGGCTTTTGCTACAAACTACGGCAACGATTTGCAAAAAGTAGTAGCCAATAGTAGTATCAGTAAATATTATAATATGGAATATGCAAAATGCGAGGCTAAATTTTTAGAACTCATTTCGTTTTACCACACCGAAATAGGCATCACACCAAAAGAAGCGCAAAAATTATATGACAAGTGCATTTTTGATATGAATAATAGATTTTGTAAACCGCTAATAGACCAAGCTAAAAAAACCAACATATACCATGATATTACAAAAAATTAGAACCAAGATAAACCAGTTAGAACAATCGCTAATACACAACCCAAACAACCCCGAACGTGCCGCCATAGAAACTGATTTGCGAAAACTAAAACAAGAACTACAAGAACAAGAATCACCACGTACTTTCGAGCGAGACACTTTCGATATTAGCGAACAAAAACTACACAAAAATGAGTAATAGAAGATTAGAAATTCTAGAAACGAGATCAGAAATTCTAGAAACAGTACTTCGGTATGATTCCGAAAAGAAAGGGAAATTTACCGTAGGCGAACGAATCATGATTAACCAGGAGCGCGCCCATTTGTATAAGCAAACAGAAGATCCAGAAGTTGATAATTACAACCAATCGCTCGCAATTGAAACTAAAATATACAAGTGCCTAGCACTTATAAGACAGGAGAACTGGAAACCCAAGCCCTTTGTGCCAGAATATTAAACACACACACACACAATGAGTATTTTATTTTATATACCACCGATACCAAAAGTTAAAAGAATTTTGAAGCCCAGAAAAAAGGTAACACCTTTTAACAACCGAAGGTACAAGTTGCATCAAAAAGTAAAAGGCCTATGTGATTTGAGAGTAAAAGAAAGAACAATAATCATAGGCAATTCAATACCAATAATAGATAAATATATTATCGAATTACAAACTAAATTTCAATACAACATACAATCTGAAATATTTGATGCCAATGATATTGAAGTAAAAGAACCTAAAATAATAACAAATTAAATTTTAAAAAAATGAGTGCAGGAACACAACAAATCGACATCAAACAACTATCTCCAGAACATAGAAAAGCATTAAAAAAACAACTGGCACAGGAAGAAAAAATAGAGAAGCAAAACACCGCCAAACAGCGTGAAACTTTAAAACAGTTTAAAGACGATTTTACTATTGCCGAAGTAGAAGAATTTTTGCCAGTTCGAGACAACATTGAAATATTAATAGCTCGAGCATTCGAGAATCATAAACCTATATTAGACTTGGAATGTGAACTTAATGGCGAAGCAATTTTAAACCAAGACAGCCACAGTAATAGCTTAAAAGACGGCTCATATAGTTTCTCAATAGGCTATAATATGACCGATACCTTTGACGGTAGCGAAGGACTAGGCGTAGAAAAAGTAAAACAATATATAGACTCACAAACAGGCGAAGATATTAAAACACAAAATCTTGCCAATGCCTTAAATATTTTTCTAAAACCACAGCCTATAACAGGAATGTTAAACCCAAATAGCTTAAAACAGCTCTCAAAACTTCGATATGATTACGATGACGAACTATTTACTGAAGGTATCGAAATTATAGAAAAGGCGGCAATTAAAGTGCGAAGCTCGCAATTTATAGAAGGTTGGAAAATGGTAACTATGCCTAACGGACAGTTTAAGAAAGTAAAATTCAGATTTTCTATCTAATGAAAGAATATATCAACCACTTAATATTCTGCTTTAAGCACAGATTAAGATTTTAGTTAGGTTAGTTGGTCTCCCGAGTAAGCTCATAGGAAGAGCTTTGGAAGAATGTGTTATCGTTAAATCTTTTCTCAGGATACTTTTTAACACAGGACAAGGTTGCAGGTTCGAGTCCTGCCTCGGGAACAAATTTTAAAAACAAGAAAGATGGCAATTAAAACTTATAAATTCGATTATAACATTGGAGAAGCTTTTGCAGAATTTAAGGTAGATACCGAAATATTTACGGAAGAAACTGCAAAATTATTACTTGACTTTTTTGGTTGGAATTACGAAGAAGACACCATTATTGATGACTTATTAAAAAAATATGCGATGAAAGCTATTTCGGTAGCGACTTCGAACAGTTACAATGAATTTGGTGTAAAAAGATGGTTCGAAGAACAAGAAGGTTTTTTAGCATTAGATGGAAGTCAAGGTATTGAATTGATTCACGTTTCAGAATATGAATTTGATGCAGACTTATTAGAGGTTACAGCGAACTAAAACAAGGCGAACTAAAAATGACAGCAACACTCGAAAAACCAATCACCCCATTCCAAATAAAACGCATCATGCAAAACTGCTCTTACCAAGTCGAAACAAAAAACGAATGGGTACAATGGGTAACTGGAGACGTTAACCGCACCAGTCTAAAATCTATTACTCACGACCAAGCGGTTAAAATTATGCTGGCACAAACAGGCTCTACACTGCTAAGCGAAGCCAAAGAAAATTGGGGCTATTTCGACAACCAAAACAGCCAACACCGCTACATAACTGTATTACTCCGTAACGCCGATATTGTAGTAAAAAGCAATAAGTGGGGCGAGGTGGCCGATATGGAGGGTTGGTTTTCTAAATTCCTACAATCTAACCGATGCCCAGTAAAAAAGCCACTCAAAAAAATGACCCCTAGAGAAGTTTCAAAAATAATAACAGCGCTCGAGGGTGTGGCTCTTTGGAAAAATTCAATTTAATATGGTACATATTGTAATATCAGCCCTCTTAATTATTAGCCCAATTGCAGTGTTAATTAGGATGTATTATCTAATTAAAAGAAAAACAGAACAAGACGACTGCCGCCACAAAAACACCTTTACTGCTGTAGCGCATGTAGTAGTAACCTGCGAAACGACCACAATAACCTGTCTAGATTGTGGTAAAAAATTAAAAACAGAAACGGATTGCAGATGAGTAGTAAGAAAATACAATATTATCAAAAATTTTGGAACAAATTAGACCTTGAGATGAAGCGGGATTTATTGAGAAAGTATTATCCAAATCCACAGAATAGATGGTCAATTACTAAAGAAATGATGATTGAAATTTACAAACAGGAAATTTATAATTATTTAAAACCAACTGCAGATGACAAAACCAATATTAGAACAAAGTGAATTAGAAGATTTAGGATTTAATTTTAAGGGAAGGCTTCCACTTGATAACGGGGATTTTTTTAGATGGTGGAGCTTTAGAAAAAACGACTCTGAAATTCATATTACATACGAGTTCAACAAAAAAGATGAGTTTATAAGCGGTTATGTTGACTTCAACTGCGAAAAACTAAAGGGCAGATTACTTACTAAAAAAGATATTCAACTATTAATCGAAATTATGTAATGAAGATAGAACTTAAAATAACAAATTATCAATTATCCTTTTTAAATGAATTTATAGCTAATAATTTGCCAGTTCAGATTGTCAACCAAGAAAAAAAAGTAAAAAGCCTGTTTTACTTAATTACTGAAATTGCGACTAAAATACTCAAAAAAACAATAGATAAAAAAGGCATTTCAAAGCCGTTTAAACTGTCTTTAAAATATTATGAAGCCTACGCCTTACATCAATTTATATTAACCTTTATAGATTATGAAGAAGGGGAAAATAAGCGAGTAATACGAGAAATTTTAGGCAAAACAAACAAAGAACTAACTTAGTATGTACATCAACCAAAAACGAAAAAAAGCCCTCGAAAAAACAGAAAGCATCTACGACTATGAGGCACGACTAAAAAAAGAAGCCATCGAAATTTCAAAGAATTTCGTACACACAAAACCAGTTAAGTATTTACTAAAATAGTATAAAATGGAACTAGCAACCTATAAAGTAACCTTTAAAGAAACCAAGGACGAATGGATTTTTCAATACCGAAAAGAGGATGGTATTATTTACAATTTTACAAATTTAAAAGGCAATAGAATCCTTAGTTTGTTAGATAAAAATCAATTCCCTGGCATTATAAGTAGGATTGAAGATTGGGCAAAACTAAAAGGCATATTGACAATAGAACTCAAGTTAGATGATTATAGTTTCGAGACCTTTTGGAAAAAATACAACCTCAAGCAAAAAAAAGAGCTTTGCGAAAAGGCTTATGAAAAATTATCTTTAGTAGATAAAATAAAATGCTTTGCAAACCTACCGTTATATGATGAATTTCTTTTGAAAACAAAGCAAAACAAAGCATTAATGGTAACCTGGATAAACCAAAAAAGATATAACGACGAATTCGTTTAAAATAGACTGCAGAATACTAACAAAAAATTAACCAACTTCTAGTTTATGGACACACAAATTATTTATTCACCGTTCACAGATACGGTGAAAAAACAATTAAAAAATAAAGGCTTAAAATTTGATAAAGAGGAAGTAAAACTTATTCAAGAAATCGCTTTTTCGGTTATGAATTTAAAATTTCACGAAATAATTTCAGATTTAGAAGCAGATAAAATGATTGCTAAAATTCACAAAAGATTAGTAAAACATCTTAATGAAAACAATGTTGCACAAGCTAACGCTTCAAAAAAAGCTATAATTCATTAAATCAACAAAATATATCAATTAAATTTTAAAAAATGACAAAAGAAAATTCAAAAGAATTAAAAAAAATGATTCTTGACGAAATGAAATTCAGACAAGATTTCAGAAATAAAAGAAAAGAATTAGAAAAAATGGTTGACCCAATTTCTAAACACGTTAGGCTATGTTGTGAATGGTGGGAAAAGAATCTGCCAAACGCCAAAGAAATAGCAGTTATTATGGACAATGGAACTTTAAAATTAACAAAACCTACTTTAGAAATATGTAGTGTTGAAAGTTATTTGCCATTTGGTATAGATTTTTCCGATTTTGAGGTTATCGACTTCAACTAGCATCTCGCACAACGTCCTGCATCTTTGCGTCTGGTGGCTGGAGTAAGCCTAGACATTGAAAACAATAACAAAACATTACCTCTATCCGAGAGATTTCGGACACAAACCAAGCCTAGCCACTAGCGCAAAAATGCTGTTGTGCGATGGTGCTTTTATTTACTAACAAATTAATTATGACACACTTAAATTATTTTACAATCCACAAAAACAAGAAACCTAAAAAAGCTAAATATTCAGACAATTTAACTGCTAGTCAAAAGATTGGAATTGAAAAATGTCTAGCTTTTTTCAAAGAGCAAACGGAATTATTAAAAAAACAAAAAGATGAGCAAAACAATTAAATACGCTTGGTTTCCAAAATATGTAAGTACTTGGCGACCTTGTGGCACAACTGCAATAATATGGCTTCAATCATATCACAAGAATACAGAAGGCTCGCATTGTAAGTATTTAGGCTTCTTTTCTTATGAGTTTTGGTAGCATCTCGCACAACTGTCAGCTAGCCGCCGTTTTTTTATGGCGACTAGCGCAAGTTATATTCGCAATTGCAGGATGATAAATAATTTTAAACTCAAAACCCACTTCAAAAAAAGTGGGTTTTTTTATACCAAAAAAGTTTTATATTTTTGCCTATATGTCTATATCCTTAAACAGAAGCCTTGGAATACAAAGAAATAAGCTGTTACGATACAAGCTTATTAAGGAACTGTACCAAAAAACTATTTCGGAACATCCACATACACCACTTACTCAAATACACAAACAATATATTTTCCCTGTTTATCCTATCTCTCGTACTACTTTATATCAAGTTTTGTTTACGCCAATTACCTCTGAATTGAAAAATATTGAAGACGTTATAAATTCTCAAACTAAATTATTTAGTTAAACATTAGTCATTCCAATAGCGTAGGTAACTTCATACTCTTGTATTCCATCATCACGCTTTACTTTTCGCATGGCTGTTCGCATCATAGCACCAGCAGAACCACCCACCGCAATACCATGTAACTTTTCGTGTACGTTTTGTACAATGTCCCAAATACTCCACGCTTGGTCCTTTTGCGTTTGTGGTGCTCTAGCACTGGTGTTAGTTAGTCTTAAGTTGGCAATACTTATAACAATTGCACCTGTTGCCATTTGGCGATTTTGAGGCATTGCAGTTCTGTCTTTACCAATGTTGCTATATTGCAAGTTTCCCAAATCTATCAAAGCTAAAGGGAATTTCGTGGGAGGATTTGGCGAATAATCGTCAAGTTGCCCCCAATCTTCATCTACATATTTCAGCTCTGGAATAGTACTTAATAAATTTTGAATGCTTTGTAAAACTATTTTACTCATTTTCTGTTTTTTAATTGATTTTTGAAATTGATTTTTGAAATTGATTTTTGCCGTTGCTATTGTTTAAATTTATTAAAAATTGTTTTTCCAATTTCTTCCATATTTTTATTAACAACGTGTTCGATGCGTTGCCTAACTTGTGGGTGATCGCCTATAAATTGCCTTTGCTTTATTTTCATCTTGGCACCTACTTTTTGTAAGGCTAAATTTTTCCACATTAAAGCTTCTGCAGATAGTCGTCTGTTTCTTTCTGTTTTTGCGGCCGCTTTGCTTCTTACATTAAACAAAATCGCATTAGATGACTTGTAATACATTGCCCAAAAAAAACGTTTCATTTTTTCGGTTACAATAATTTCGCCACCTTGATTTTGTAAACTAGCATACGGTAAACTACTGCTCCAAGTTATTTGGTTTTTGGTTTGTTTGCATTGTATAGATCGGCGTAACTTACCAGTACGCATCATTACACTACCACGCTTATTAGGTATGGCAGTATTTTCCCACGATTTACCAAAAAACGATTTTCGTTCAAAGTTTTTGTCGAATTCATCGGTTAAGTCAACACGCAAATCCGATAGAATATTTTTTATAAAGTCTTTCATTTTAATATTTTTTGTATATTTGCATAGTCAGGCTTGCGAGTCGGGCAAAGCTCAGGCGATAAATAAGCAATTATTTATCGCCTGTTCGATTTTTAATAACAATCTTACCATCTCTATAAAAGTAAAGTTTGTCACTTGTATAGTTTTTGTTTTTAAAAATATCCTTTGCTCTTTCATTCAAGATTTCATTACTCAAATTTTTATCCAATCTAATATCCGAGATTAAAGCTGTTGCACCTTGTTTTGATGCGCTATTGGCGTTACCAGTAATATTTTTAATAGCACTGGGTCTTTTAACATCTACATATTCATTACCAATTAATAAGTCAGGATTGCTACTTTTTGACTTTAGTCCTTTAAAAATAATATCCCTTGCTTCTTTGTCTTTGATGTTTATTTCAGGCAAAAGTTTAGCCGTTTTACCTGTTCGTGCAAATGCTTTTGCAGCGTTTAAAACATCTTTATAATCCTCGGCATTAGTATTAACTAATAGATGTATGTCAACCCGAGCTCCTGAAGTATGATTTAAAATAGTTTTGTATTGCTCCTTAATTGGTTTTTTTAGAACTTCTTGGATGTTTTCAACTCTTTTAGAAGTTTTAATTATTTTGGATATTTGACTTTCTACCACTTTAGCTCCCAACACTTTTCCATAAGGATGCGCTGGAGGAAAAACCACTTTTTGCGCACCAGGATTAAACCTAAATATCTCTAATCGGTTCTTACCGTCTTTGCCAATTTGTGTGGTTGCAGCTTCTCCTGCTTTAATGCTTTTTTCAGAATCACTCAAAGGATATTTATCTTTGAGAACCTCTATAATAGTACATCGACAGTTCCAACCGTTTGGTGGTGTGTATGAACCCCAAAAAGGATCGCTTTTAGGAAGTGTGGTTTCGTTAAGTTTTTCATGGTCTTGTCGTACTCTATTGTCGCCTGCGGTACGATATTGCAAATAGTATCTATCATTATCACTAAATTCAGCCCATTTTGAAGCCATTTGCGACGAACCAACCGCAAACTCGTATTCTGCTTCTAAATAATTTTTATTGTATGTTAGATTCAGTTTGTCAAATTCATTAGATAATTGGTTAAATGGTTTTAAATTCCCATTCTCATCTAACAATAATTTTGAAGCTTCAAATAATTGCGCATGGGTTTTTAAGCCGCCAAAAAGGAAAGCATCGCTTTGTAAAGCGGTTCGCATTTCGTTTGGCATATCGTTATCGGTAATTGCAAAGTTGAACACATCATAGGTTTGATGAATCAAATCTTGATAAACTTTTTCAGTTTTCAAATCCTGTGGCTTGTAATTGCCTATTTCATGCAAACGTTTAAAGGCGCTTTTACCAGCGTTTAAAAGTTGCTTAAAATCATCACTAATTGATAAATTCAATTGTGTAGCTTTGTCTTTGCAATCATCGCAACCACAATTGTACAAACTCGTTATGCGTGAGTGAAACGCCCCAAAATATTCAGGGCTTAAACGAAAAAACGCTCGTAGTCTTCTAAGTTTAATTTTGTTCCTGACGCAGATTGCGGTTTTACTTCTTTTACTTCAATACCAAACGTGTCTTTTATCCAAACGGGATCTACTTCAACATTTTTGAATTTGTCGGCTTCGGTTGTCATTTTCCAAAGTTTATCTAAATCTTCAGCGGGCGGATAAGTGTAAACAGCATCTTTTGTAACAACACCTAAAACTTTAAGCGCTGGAATAATAGTTGTATTCCAAGTTTGCTCAATAAGCGACAAATCACTATCAATTAAATCTTGCAAGATTCCAATAGAGGTTTTTTCTTTACCATTAGAACCGTTCTTGGTGTCTTGACCTACAACAGCTCCAGAGATTCCCATTGATAATTCATTATTACAAAATTGCATTAGGTTTTTATATACATCACCATTGGTAGAAACACCTTGTGCAAACTCGAAGGTTTCATTTTCGTCAATAATAAACCACGCTGCAGACCCCATGTCTTTCAACATTTTTTCACCACGAGCTACCATAGTCCTGTCTTGCGTGTTTGTTTTTAACACTCGAGGCGGAATGCCATATATTTCGCATAGTTCAGAATAACAACTTTGTGCAAATCGTTTGAATAAAACGTGAGGCACACATCCGTCTAGCAATCCGAAATCTTTATTGTTTCCAAATTCAATGAGCCAAGAACCGTATTCTTTTTGCAAGCGATATTCTATTTTTTTATCATCGGTATAATCTTTAAAAATATAGCCGTTTACAGGGTCAACATTTTGCCTAGGTATTAAATTAAAAACCAAGCGACCATTTACATAATCGAACTCACCAAGTGAATGTCCGTAATAAACAGTTTGTAAAATGGCTTTATTGACTTGATAAATGAATTTTTCATTTTGCAATAAACTGGTTAAGTCTTGGTCTAAATTTCCTTTCAAATCTTTTATTAAAAAAGGTTGTGAAAGTGTTTTTAGCATTCGGTTATTAATTTGACTTTGCAAATGCAAATCGACTATAATGGTATCCAATAGGTTGTACCAAGGATAACGCTTTGGATTGTCTGCATTTAAAAACATATTCTTAGCGTCAGTATAATTCTTAATGTCTTGACGGGTTTGCGAAATGGTTTTAGGTGCAATAGTAGGAACATAACTATTTGCTTTTTTTGTTTGTGTAATAGTTCCTGTTCCTGCTGCTAAAGTTGTTGTGCCAAAAGCAATATTTATAATGTCTTGAAATTTCCCCATCTTAATAATCGTGATTAAATTTTGTTCTTGAACCTGAACTAAACGGCTTTCTGTCTTCGGTTTCTTCAATATTTATTCTAGGTAGTGAGGTTAAAACCACCGTACCTTTTGCTAATTTTGTAAACCAATCAATCGCCCTATCGTATCGCTCTTTGGCCTGCTCGTAAATAAAATCTGCATTACACAAAACAGCGATATGAAACTTGGCCAAAGTCAAACAATGCTGTAATATCAATGAATTTCTATCTAGTCCTGTTTGGCTAAATATCACTTCAACATTATAAACAATGCGTCCGTCGAAAGTTTTTAAACTATTCACATTTGCAGTCAGATAGCTTTTTGCTTCTTCTATTGCAGCACCTAATGCTTGTGATACTAAATCATCGTTACCTTCGGTAATTTCTTCTACTTGGTAAGCATAAATTACACTTCCTAAATCTTCTTTTTCTAAAAACATAATTTAATATTTACGTGAGCTTCTTTGTCCTACAACGTAGGTGCTATTTTTTTTAACTACTCTGTTTTGAATGAGCCAACACGCACCTTCAATAGCATCGGGTGCGTCCATTATTTTGGTAGTTGGAGAAACGGCTAGCATCTGGTCGTGAGTTCTTACCATATTTGGTTCTTCTTTTTGGTCTACATTAAAAATTAAGCGTCCTAAGCGATTGTGCGGTTCTAAGGTTCCTTCTATTCTAAAAAACTTGTCAGGCTTGCGTCTGCTATCGGGAGTAATTGGAATTGTAAAGCCGTTTTCTCTCGAACGTTGGTAAATCAACGGTAAAAGAACTTGTTCGTAAAATGGATCTTGAAGTGAATTATTTTCAATATATATGCGCTTAGTATCGACTCTATTTATTGTCAAATATTTGTAAGCTTCATACAAGCAATCTACAAATTTGGAATTACTCATAGTATCTACCCACATTTTATAGACATAGTATTTTTGCTGTCTGTATCCTATAATGGCAATCGCTTTGGTCGATGCGTTTCCTTTGTCTTTGTTTGATGTTGAGGGGTCGGCATAAACAACCACGTCTTCACAATATGAAAGTGGCGGACATTTACCATAAGTCAACTCCTTGAAAATATCGCCTTCAGATATTGGATTATTGAAATATTCTTTTTGTGCTGAATTGAATGAAATTGTATTTAAAACCCTATCAATTGAAGCTTCGGTGTTTTTGTTTGGCCATGTGCTTTTACCTTCTTTATCTCGAATGTTTACGATGTCATGATAATCTGCTTTTTTTGCTAATTCCGTTACACAACAAAATTTTGCTATGATGTTTCCGCAAACCATAATTAATAAATGACCCGAGATAGAACGTGTTGGTATTAATGCCTCTTCAATCCATTTTAAACTAGCTTTAATTCTTTCAATATTTCTACATTCTTCATCAGTATCAAAATCATCAATTAGTAGAACGTCTGGACGAACTTCATCTTTACGAGTTCCACGAGGTGTTTGACCTTTCCCAATAGCACGAAATGAAACTCCTTTTCGAGTAACAAATTCGCCAGCTTCCCAATTACCTATACTTTGCTGTTCACCATAATCGTTTATAATTCTATTATTCGCTTCAAGTATTGATTTATAAGGCAAAAGCAAACGGCAAGCATTATCAAAAGTTGATGATGCCATTATGATGTTTTTCTTTTTACCCGTCATTGCTAAGTAAAGTACTTCCATCATCGTTCTACCAGACTTCGATAATTCTCTAGCCCAGGAACGAACCTCAAACCATTCCATATTGCTTAAAACACGCTTTGTTGCTTTGATGTGAAACGGTGCAGGTTCTGAAGTATAAAAGTTTGGAAAGTAATATTTAAACCATTCTTCGGGGTGCGATTCCAGATGTTTAATTCTTTTTGCTTTATCGACCGCACTTTCAGTTAAGTCAACAGGGGTTGCTTTTCGAGTATTGTCTCGAAATTCCTGCCATGCCTTTAAGTAATTTTTATCGGTTTGTTTAGCCATTACTTGATTTTTGAATTAATGTACAAGTCGGCGTAATCGGTTAATTTTTGTGAAAATTCAAAATCAATAGTTCGAATAAAAGAAACAAGTTCCATGCTTGTTGTAATAATTTCGCCTACACCTATTTCTGTTTCTAGTTTTTTGATACCCGAAGCCAGTTTGTTCAATAAATCAACTTCTTTAGAACTGGCAAGCTGGTCGTCTCTATTTTCAATCGCACTATTCCAACGCTCTAATTGATCCTCAAATTTCTGAATGATATTAGTCCGTGTATGTATCAGGGAGCGTTTTTGTTCTCGCCATTTTCCCTCTGTAATCCACTTTCCAATTGTTTTCTCGGTAACCTTTACTTTAATGGCTATCTCCTTTTGGTCAATGTTGTGTTTAATGAAAAGTAATTTTGCATACTCTTTTTCGGTCTCTTTTCTAACTGCCATTTTATACTATTTACTAGCAAAGTTGAACGATTAGAACCTTTTAAAAAAACACCTGTTTACTTGCTTTACAACTATGTTAAGTCTTGCTACATAGGTGTTCGCAAACCGAACGTTTGTTTTTTTGATAGTTGTGTTTGGCTAATCTTTGTCATCACAAAAGCGGAATAATCGCAAAACAAATTGAAAAAATAAGTAATGACTAAACCAAAAGTTTTTATACTAAATGACGATGCTGTTCAAAATAGTTATGGCTTTTTCATCCTAACATCTGGCGGAAAGTTAGATCGTTTTAAAAGCAATCCTGTAATGTTGTCGGATCACATCAATAAGAATGAAAACGTAATAGGTAACTGGTTGAATCTCCAAGTAATCAACGGACTTATCCAAGCCGAACCAAATTTTGATGTGGCTAGACCTATTGGCCTTGAAATTTCTGGACAAGTAGAAAGAGGTTTTATTAAAGGAGCCTCGATGGGAATTTTGCCTAATTGGGATGCTATGGAACGCGTAGGCGACAAACTCATTCTTAAAGAATGGGAATTAGTAGAAGCTTCGATAGTTCCAGTTCCGTCTAATAGAAATTCTATTGCTATTTATAGCGTTGATGGGAAAATAATGGAAGAGTCCGAAATTCAAACCTTATGTCTTTCAATTAAAAGTGAATTAAATCCAAACTTAAATTTAAAAAATACAAGTATGAAGAAAATCGTATTAAGCCTAAACACATTGATGTTGCTAGGTTTTAAAGATCAACCTACAGATGGTTTAGATGTCCATGAAGTTGAAAGTAAAATTTTAGGCTTATCAAATGTCATATCTTCTTTGACTTCTGAAAACGAAACTTTAAAATTGGCAGCAAAAACCGCTAAAGATGCTCAAGAAGCAGCTGCAAAAACAAGAATCACAACCAAAGTAGAACTGGGAATTACTCAAGGAAAATTTGGAGCCGACAAAAAAGAAGAAATGATCACTTTGGGATTGGCTTCTGAAACTGCATTAGATACCGTAATTGGTTCTATTCCTGCAAAAGCAAATTTTAGCGCTGGAGTTGTAGTTCCTAACGGAAACGGAGCAATACAAGTTGCTACAATGGAAGAGTTTCAAAAACTTTCAATTGAGGCGCAATTGTCATTCAAAAATGACAGTCCAGAAGAGTACAAAAAACTATTTTCTTAATCAATAAATAAAAAACTATGCCAGCAAATTTTGCAGACGTTTGGTTAAATAGAGTTATCCAAAATTTGAGTACACAAAATGTGGCTCCTTGGTTAGATGGTATTCCTGAATTGGATACTACTGTTGCCGAAATGGGCTCGGGTGAAGCTTCGGAAATGAATGTGATTCATATCCCTAGAACCAACTTCAATCCAAATGTATTAGTGAATAACACAGCTTATCCAATTGCTTTACAAGCATACACAGATGACGAGGTTGTTGTTATACTAGATAAGTATGTAACAGAAGTTACAACGCTTTCTGACGATAAGATTATCGGAGCTTCTTATAATGTAATTGATCCTGCTACTAATGGACACGTTAGAGCAATCAATGCTAAAAAATTCAAAAAAGCAATTCACGCTATTGCTCCAACTTCGGATACGGCTAGTACCCCTGTAATAGTATGTACTGGAGACGTAGTAAATGGTTTACCGACACTTCGTTATGAAGATTTGGTTGCTTTGAAGGAAAGATTAGACTTAGACGAAGTTTCTGCTGAAGGTAGACGTTTGGTATTATCAACAACTCATTATAACAATTTGTTGCTTGATAGAAAAAACTTTGGAGATAAGTTGGTAAACTACAATACAGGTATGCCTGCCCCAGTTATTGCTTCATTTGAATTATTTCAATATGCTGGTAACCCCTCGTTTACTTCTGCTGGAGTTAAAAAAGCTTTTGGAGCTATCAAAGCTACTGGAGATCGTCAAGCATCTGTTGCATTCTGGACGGGAGCAATTGCTAAGAAAACGGGTATGACTAAACAATATTTTGCTGATGCAAAATTGAGTCCTACAACGCAATCTAACCAATTGAATTATAGGCATTATTTTATTGCAGTGCCTTTTGAAGCTAAAGGTGTAGCGGCAATTTACTAGAACCATAACAAAAGGCTACTGCAAAAGTAGTAGCCTTTTTTTTAAACCATCAAATGGAGAAATTTTTATACCAAATTCTAACTGTTTTTTTCGTCGGCTTAATCACTTGGTTTTTTGCAAGGCGTAAAAATAATGCTGAGGCTAAAACTGTTGAAATAGAAACCGAAATTAAAGCAGCTGATTTTTACAGAACATTACTTGATGATGCAATGAAACGTTTGGATTTAGCGATAAAAACCATACACGAGCAAGATGTAAGAATTAAGGAATTAATGTTGGAAGTAGAAACATTGACCCATGAAATAAGAAAATACAAACAATTAAACGGTAAAGCTGAATGAGTGAATTAGCTAAAAAAACACTTGAAACCGCAATCTCTCAAATTGGTGTTGAAGAAATGCCAAAAGGAAGCAATGCAGGACCCGAAGTAGAAATATACCTAAAAAGTGTAGGACTTGGTCAAGGATATTCATGGTGTATGGCATTTGTGTATTGGTGCGTAAATCAATCGGCTGTTAAAACAGGATTTAAAAACCCTTTAAAGAAAACAGGTGGCGTGATGGATCAATACAATTCTAGACCATTATTATGTGCACACTTGCCACAAGCTGGAGATGTATTCATCATGGATTTTGGCAAAGGATTAGGACATACTGGAATAGTTGAAAAAGTAATTGAAAAAACTATTTATACTATCGAAGGGAATACTAACGATGACGGAAGTCGTGAGGGTTACAAGGTTTGCAGAAGAAAAAGAAATATAAAAACTATTAAAGCATTTATACGATTATGAAATCAATAAAAAATATAGTTGTTTGTTTGTTAGTTCTCATCGCATTGGCTAGTTGCGGAAGTAGCAAGCCAATTGTGGTGCAGAATGAAACCACGAAAACAATAACAGAAACGGTACACGATACTGTTTTCAAAATAGAAAAAGACAGCAGTTCTTTAAAAGCCTTACTTGAATGCCAAGGCGGAAAAATTGTCTTAAAAAATGTTATTCAGGGCGAACCAGGGCGCATATTAAAAAGCCCAAAGATTCGCCTATTGAATAACGTAGTTCAGGTAGATTGTGAAGCTCGAGCTCAAGAACTATTGGCACATTATAAAGCTACTCACGAGGTTGTTACTACAGTAAAAATGCTACCACCTATTGAAGTTAATGTACTTACTTTTTTGCAACAATTACAAATTTGGTTGGGCAGGATATTTATAGGATTCCTTCTTTATTGGACAATCAAATTAATTCTAAAAATTTATAAACCTATTTAAGTTATGAAAAACGAAATATTTAAAGCAAACCCAAATTTGGATTGTTACTTTGAGACTACCGATAGTCAGTGTTTTTTTACTGATGCAGATGCTAAAAATCACGCTAAAACATTAGAAGACAAAACCATTAAACCGCATCACAGATATGATTATGAACCAGTTTTACATCCAACAGAAGCGGAACAAAAAACAGAGCTAGTTGAAGCGGTTGCTACTACTGAACCAGTTTTACATCCAACAGAAGCGGAACAAAAAACAGAGCTAGTTGAAGCGGTTGCTACTACTGAACCAGTTTTATATCCAACAGAA